AACTCGTTTGATGGGGCAGTTCTTCAAAATCAAACCGCTGAGCGGTTTCTTCTTCAAGAACGGATATTTGAATATGTATTTCATAGGCAGTATTGTCTTGATACATGGGCACACCTCCTGTGCATGAATTGTCAGGAAGCAGGCGGTAAAGGTAGAAATTAACTTAATATATTATTAAATATACCTGCTTCCCAACAAACTTAGTAATAGTTTTTCCAAAAGTCATGCCAAATAGATTCAGCATACTCTTGAGACATATAATCGTTTGGATACTCTTCTTGAACAGCTTTCATGTATTCAGGAAAAGTAGTGCCTTCATCCATAGTTTTTTGGCAAAACTCTTCAATATCCATCATGTGATCTTTTAAGCGTCCCATGTGTTTCTCTCCTTAACTATTCTACCTGAAAGGTATTTAGTCTCAGCTAGCGTTTCGCGTTTACCTTCTTTGTTGATGGTTGACTGAAAGTAGATATACTTAATTTTTTTATCTAGCGCTTCTATGGCTAGCTCTTCTTTGCGTTTCTCTACTTTCTTTTTTGAGTAACAATCAGCCATAATACTTACCTACCACCAACAACTATACCAAACTTTCTTACCTTGATCTAACCAGGCAAGCGCCTTGTCACAAAAATCAAGATCATACGAAGCCGACGCACGCATCTCTTCGTCTTGATACTGTTGACCCCAAAAGAAGCCGTCTTTGGCTTCAGGTAAAGAGTAGGTTGTGATTTTGTTTTTAAGCTCAACAATATCGGCTTTATCAAGATAAAGATCGACGCAATTGAATTCACAACCCATTACACCAAACGGTGCTTCTTTGCCATGCTTTTGATACCAAAGCTGACGCATAAACTCTTGCAATCTTGCATGCTTGCGCCAATTAAATTCTACTTTAGGCTCGTCGTTTTCTGACTCGAGCCACCCTGCTGACATATCTAGTCCCATGTGCACACCTCCTGTGTGTTAAAAAAAGATAAAGTGTGGGGCTTTTCATCCCCACGTGGTCGTTACGGTGACACCGTCCTAGCAGTATCGCCTACTAGGATTGCGATAGAAGACTAAGCTACGTCGGACAAATCCATTGCCTCGTTGGCTTGCTTAGTCATAGTCATTGCAGACTTGATCGAGGTGTCAACTACATTGTTGTAATTCCACTCCGCAAGTCTTTGCAATCTTAACTCGACTTGAGTTTTTACCCTAAACTCATCGATTGAGACATTCTTTAAACCAAAGTCGCTATCGATAGCAGCTAGAGCATTCTTGAGTAGGCGAGCTTTTCTACCGAGCTGAAGCATTTTATCTTCACGCTCGATGAGCCACTCAGGAATCTCTTTGGTCGGATCTTGTTCCGCCATAGATTCTTTATACTCATACACGATCGAGACAAACTCAGCCCATGTTCTAGTAGCCAACTGTAAGAAGTTGATACCAGTAGTCTGAGGATCAACCTCGAGCAACGGCTTTTGACCAAGAACGATAGACTCGACTTGAGCATCGAAGTATGCTCGTTCTTTTTCGGCAAGAACATTGTCATCCTTGTTGAATGTTTGCTCAGTATTAATCTTCTCATTGAAGATCTTCATGATGCCAAATATTCTACTTGGATTGAAAGTTGGTTTGCCTTGATTATCAAGCATGTATTTCTTGTAGAAATAATCAGGCAAGATAATGTCGTCTTGTGTGGCTCTTCTTTCAGAGCCTACTGGATCACCATTGGTGTCTGGAGCCCAGGCACTTTCTGGTGTATGTCTTGGTGGCAACAGCTCACCGGTTTCACCGTTAGCCATGTCGATCTCGACATCGATTTCGGTTGGATCAAAGAAATTATCACTCATTTGGCACCTCCTTGTGGTTGAGAGTGTTGGTTTCGATTTGCAATTACTTGCTTTATATCCTGATAATTAACTTCAGGTATGTACAAATAATTACTTGCTTCTTGTCGAATTGACTCGACTATGTGTTTTTCTTCCATATGTAAACCTCCTTGCAATATGTAAAGAAACTAATTAATAGACTTATTATCTTTTGCAAGAAAATGAGTCCTCCAAATATGTCCGGCGTCTATTTCACCACCGAAAATACCTTGAATATGTTTAGACACCCGATTTGATTGCATGTAGCAATGCTTGCATATATCTAAATCGGTTGTGTATATAGCAGTATCAGTTACGAATGAGCCAGGGTAGGATGAAGGAAGAGCTTCTTCCGCTAGGCAAACTTCGCAAAGTATTTCGTAGTCAGTATTCATAAGTTAATTTCTCCTTAAATTTATAAATAGAACCTAAAACAACGCTCCCCATGGAGCGTTGTACGCCGATTTGGGCACTCCAGCTGTAACATTTCAACGCAAGAATGCGGGTTTGCGGGCGATGTTACAGAACGTTACAGCTAAAATCAGAGAACTGTAACACTCGCAAACCCGCGTGGTTACAGCGTTTGCGGGTTGTAAAAAGGGAAATGTTACATGTTACAGCTGATTTCAGTTTAAAATTCAAGAATCAAGGTCGACGGTCGATTAGGTACAACTTGCTACATTGAAGAAGTGTTACACTGTTACATACGCAGGCAAGCAAGCGTGAAAGCCGCACCAGCACTGGCTAAATCATGTAACAGCAACTTGTAACAGAAGGGCATTATTAGCTGTTACAGCTGTTACACGATTTCTGGAGCGAGGTGCATGCCTCGTATCCATCCCCCGATGGTTTTACATAAAAAAGCCCCTGGAACGGGGCTATGATAGTAGTGATTACTTAGGATGGTTGAGTGGTAACTCAGGTTGATAAGGTTTGTTGGACTTGAGGCGTTGGTTGAGATAACCATCTTGAACCATGTCCAGCCCTTTGTGAGCGTAAGCCAAAGCTTTACCCGTGCCACGAAGCGCGAGCCGTGAAGCTTTGTAAGTGAGTGAAAGGGCGTCTCTAGCGACGCCCACGATAGTAGTTTTAGGATTAGCCATTAGCTTGCTCCTTTTTCTCTACTGGAAAGATAAAGATCTCTTCCACCGCACCATCAGTAACGATAGGTTGGAAGTCTAGACGAAGAGAGAAGCCCTTGCCAGATTGTGTGGCGAAGGCTCTGCCAATCGAAGTCCAATTAGGATTGTAAACCTGATTGCCGTTGGCATCTTTTACTGGATTGCCCTGCTCATCTTTAGATGGGTAAGGTCTTTTTACTTTAGCTGTATACATAATTTACTCCTGTGATGTATAACTAATTGCTCTCATGAACCAATTCCATGAGAATCAATTGAAGGACCTATAACAGATGACACTAGTCATCTGATTTCTGGACAAGGTTCCAAAGCTTGGAAATCTGGAACAAGGTTCCAAAAAGCAAAACCGGGAAGGGGGGACGCGTTGGTGGCAAGTAGTAGACAATGAGAGAGTGATATAGTAGGGTGTTTTCAAAAAAAAATTTCTAAAAAAAATTTTTAGGAAAAATTATGGCAAAAAAAGTTTGCGACCGTTGTAAGAAGGAACTTGACCTTTCCAAATTTAGCACAGAGAAATTAAGATCTGGGAACCCGTACCCTCGAAATGTTTGCAAAGCCTGCGTCGTGGAACATCGACAACGAAGATGTAGCAGCAACCCCAAAACTTTTTTATTACATATTTACAACAGTTTGAAAAACAAACGTAAAGATACCTGTGATTGGGATTTAGTGCCCGAGGATTTGTACGACGTGTGGGATGAGCAAGCCGGCCGTTGTGCGTTGTCCGGGAACTTTATGACGTGGCAAAAGGGTGAAGGACAAACGGACCTCAATGCCAGTGTCGATAGAATATCACCCTCGGGCAGTTATACACGGACCAATATTCAGCTTGTTTGTTATCGAGTCAATATAATGAAACACGTACTTACCGAACACGAGCTTTATTGGTGGTGTAAGAATATAGTGACAACCAAAGAAGATTTTTAATATAATTTAACAGCATGCGTTTACTAGACGAAGACAGACCTACAGATATTACAGAGATGGATCGATCCGAGCTTCAATCTCACTTACCATATGCAGGTTTACATTTAAATGAACTTTCTGTCCAGGAAGAGCGTTTAGTATTGTTCCATCTTCGCGGTATGAGTAAGGCGGCCGCCGGTCGAGCAGCGGGGTACAGAGATGTCGATCGTGTATACGATATCTTTAAGAAAGAAAAAGTACAAAAAGCCCTGGCCTACTTTCGTAATGAAATGCGCGAAGAAATCAGGTTTGATAGAAATACAGCTACAAGCATGTATCTTGAAGCTCATAGAAAATCTGCGAATGCGACTGAAGAAAAGAATGTTGTCGATTCGTTATGCAAGCTCCACGGTCTATTTATGCCAGACAATGCTACGCAGATAAATATTAATGTTGAAAAAGT